ATGATTGCCTCAAGAGCAAGAATACCCTCATGACTTTCGCACATACGCTCAATAGCTGGCAGAGATTGCTCAGGAAAAAACTTGTTTGCAAACATAGACGCTGCTTGAATGCGATCATTTGCATTGTCGCCAAGTTTTGAAGCTTCAGCCTCAAGATCAGGTTGGCTTCCATTAATGGCTTGAGCATACATCTCAATGCCTTTCTGAAACTCTTCTTGACCATAGCCGTTTTCAAATGAATGCTCTGACCACCACTGCAGTAACTCATTATCTACAGCAAGATCATTATCAACAATATCAGGAAGCTGATAATCACCAGCAGAATCAGGTCGATCCCCAAATGCTTCCGTTTGAATTTCTTCAAGAAGCTTGCTGCGAATGTCTTCTTCCTTAGTTCCCAGCTTTGACTCAAGCTCTTTGTATGCCTTAGCTAAGTCTTCACCACTGCTATACTTCTCAGGCAACCATTCAGGACGTTCTGGCTGACCATCTTCTGCTACAACAAAGTCACGCTGCTCTTCTGCTGCTGGCGCTTCATTGCCTTCCATCAAGCTCTCGCTCATTTGTTCTTACTCCTATGTGAATGTGCAATACGCTGCTCAATCAAGCCAACAATATAACGCTGGCCCTCTATATGTCGCAACTCTTCCGTAGTCACATTAGGCCCATTAACCATTTCTATGGTAACGGAACGCAAATAACGAAGAACCTCTTTGCCCGTAGGGGTATTAAATATCTCAGCAATGTTCTGACTTATTTGAACATCTTTGTCAGAACCTCTCTGGATTCCATCTAATCCGATATTAACCTTGTTCGGCAATCATCTGTCCTTGCTGTTGTTGCGCCATTTGCTGCGCTAATGCAGCTATTTGTCTACGCTGTTCTTCGTCACGAATCAAGCTCTCTGGCACACCAAATTTTTTCGCAAGGTGAATTGCTGTTTGTTCACCGTCAATTAGAAGCTGCAACATCTCTGGACCAAAGGCTCCACCAACCAATTCAAGAAAGCGAGCAACGCTCGAAATGTCCTGATTTGATTGAGCTTGTGCAAGGGGAGACACAGAACGGACTTTAACTTCCCGTCCGTTTACTGTAGGAACTTCTATGCGGCCCTGCTTCTTTAAGATGTATATTACACGCTGAAGTACGGGCTGCACGAGTTCTGCTTGCAGACGCCCAAATGCAGATCCCATTCTTCTAGCCAAGTCACCCATACGCTCCGCTACCTCAGTTGCAGTTGCAGGTGTTTTATCAGGGTTCCCAAGCATGTCGTTGTATAGAGCCCGCTTAATATTCAAGCGCATGTCACTAAGAACAAGCTGAGCTACATCAAACCGACCAGCGGCTTGTATAGGCTGAAGACCAGCAGAACCCATAGCTTTCGGTATGATAGATCCGGGCACTAAATTAATCGTGTCAGGGTTGATTACGCCATCATCTTCCATCTGGTAAATGCCGGAGATAGACATCTGAGCATTCTCAAGAATAAGCTCGATAGTAAGATTTGTGGTCTTAATAGCAGATAGCGCGTTAAGCAGTGGGCCGCGTCCATAAATCTCACCAGCACACTTGCCCCAACGGAAGCAAACAAAGGGATTAGAGCCAAGACCAGTCATCTCTTTAGCGTAAAGCAAAGTCTTAGTAGTCATGCAGATCGCATAGTGAAAGTAAGCTTCTTCATTCTTCTTTTTGTAGTCGCGACAAACAACCTCAAGCACAGTCGTTTCACGATCAGATCCCATTAGGGAAGTTACCTTTTGGTCAAAGGTTCCCTTGGGATACATAATAGGAAGATGATCGAACTTAACCTTTTTCCGCTCACGATAAACGTGATCGATCTTATCATCGGGACCGGTGTCAAGGACCACATGAGGGAGCGGAATTGCTGAGAAGTTTACAGGATTGATTGCATCCCCCTCTTCTACGCACAAGACACCAGTACCCACAGCCAAATCCATGAAGGATTCATGAACCTCTTGGCTGAAATTAGAGTTTTGAAGAACCTCAAATACATATTCAGTTACTTCATCAAGCTCATTATCTATAGCTTCACGCTGATCTGGCGGCACTTCACTACCAGCCATAAGATCAGCCCATCGAGCAAAGTTAGGAACTAAGCCAGACTGCAAGCGGCTAGCAAACTCCTGCACGCCAACCACTGCCGTTTCGTCAAAGATCTTATCATCTCTGCGCTGACCAGCTTCTTCATAATAAAATGACTCACGCTGAGGCAAAGCATACTCATAGCATTCCTCAAACAACGGAACCCAGTTCTCACGAAAGGCTTTTGCCTTCTGATAACTTTGAATATATTGCTTTGCTATATCAGCCATTAGCCAAACCTACCTAAGAATCCACCGCCACCGGCTCTAAACAAAGAACGGCGACCAGCGCCACCACGCATACCGCTTCTGCGAGTTCTGTTTTCTAAAGCTGCAGAAACATCTTCACGCTTTTGCCTAGCTCTTTTTTGAATCTCTTCAGATTTAGCTTGCTCAGCTTCTATTCTCTGATCTGCTGCTGCTTGCTTTTCAGCCTGACTAGGGCCGCCGCCACCAAAACACATATTAATCTCCTTTGTTTTTTACTCGTAAGCATAGAAGATAGAAAACATCAATGCACAAAAAACTACAGCCGTGACCAGAAACTAGGTTTGTTTCTCTGTTTTGCGCCTCTACTAAACACATCAAAGTTACGCTTGGCAACCACTGGCCTTGCTGGCTTTTGACTGTTCATCAAAGCCCTGCCTTCACCAGCACCCAAGAATAAATACTGAGCCGCATCGTGAACGTGGCTAAACATATTCTTATCTGGTTTGTCTGCGTACCTCTCACCGCTTACTTCCATACGCTTATAGGCATAGCCACCTTCAAACCCTTTAATTAACTGGGGACAACGCCTGTCTATTAGTAGTGCTGGCTTACCTTCGACCATCTTCGTCAACTGGGAGGAAACCGACTCTAGTCGGAGGTCAACAGAGTTGGAAGGCGCAGGAAACGCCTTCAAGCCAGCACCGCGCAGAATATGAAAGGGAGTCGATTCATCAGTCTGCGCTCTAAAATCACCCGCAGGATCGCCGTAAATAATTACCTCAGAGGCAGCAGCAAACCTAGTAGATAGTTCATTTCTAAGAACCTCGGCAAAACGCACGATGCCCATGTCTACCGCCACAATTTCTGACTGTAGAAACCACCGCCCCCTTACCTTTTGACCAAAGACCGCAGCAGGAGTTAGACCAAAATCCACACCAACATAGACTGGCATGTTTGCAGCAACGGGTATTTCTTCTTGAGCTATGTGAACTTCGGATGCAAACATTGGATATACAGGCTTTCCGTCTTGAATATGCCCCAATCGGTTCATCACATAAACATCTATCCATGATTTAGTCTTTCCTCGAATGAGGTTTGGATAGTAGCTCTTGAGCATGTTCTTTGTGTTTTCAGCCTTTGGGTTTGGATCATAGTCTTCTATTTCTCCGTCTTCTGTTTTCCTCTCAACCATACCAGCGGGCTGGGTAAAGAAAGACCAGTTATCTGGTTTGACCAGCATCTTAGCTTGCTCACGCGGAATATGATCTGGGATTGGAACTTCGCCAGACATAATCGGCCACCAGTGATCTTCCTCAGGGGCGTTTGTATCGGCAATAACGCCAGTCCAAGAAGGCCCACCATCACGCATAGAAGGAAACCGGCCAACACGCATCGTACAGGCATCGATAATACTCTTAGGAATCTCTCTAGCTTCGTTGATCCAGATCCCCGTAAGCTCCAAAGAAAGAAGCTTCTTAACGTCTTCGGGCCTATCAAGAGCCAAGAAAAGAACCTCAAGATCTATGTCTCCCTTTTGAATGCGGTGGGTGTATGGCACTGACCAAGTAAACTTGCCCCAGTCTGATTCCGGAAACCAGTCTAGCCAAGTCTTGATAGTAGTAGTTCTAAGCTGTGGATTGGTATTACGAATAATAGCCCAGCGGCTTTTGCGTATTCCGTCTGGGCCTTTCTTCTGCTGAATAGCGCGGCGAAACACTTCAACACAACAGCCAACAGATTTACCAGAACCAACTGGACCTCTTACGCCACGAAAGAAGGTGTCATCTTTCATAAAGGTCTTGAGTACATCGCCATCGGGTTTGTACTTAAAGTTAATCATCTATAACCTTTGTTGACTCCAAAGCGGATCATCTCTTCCACTACTTCAGGCGCAATGCTTTCAATCAGCTTATCGCAAGCAGAGTCACTAACCAAGTGGCTGCTTTCACCAAACTTCTCCACAACATAGGCAAGATGAACCTTGCGCACAATATTGCGCAAAAGATTTAAGTCTTCTTGTTTAATCGTGCTTATAAAGCTCACTTCTTAGCAGCTTTCTTTTTTGGGGCTGGCTTTGGGTCTGGCCCTTCAACAAGTCGCCGCGAAGAAGGAGTTCGAGTAGCCCCTGAGTAAGTTGTACCGCCCAATGTGTGAGTCGGCCCTGTGTAAATCTTATTATCGTTTGCTGTGTACCAAGCCATTATGTTCTGTACTTTCTTACTTTCTTGGCAATAGCTTTCGGTTGAGCCACATGCTGCTTACCTGCTGCCTTACCCTTTCGTTTAGCTGCGGTTGTAGCTGCATATTCAGAACTACTAAGAGCAGCGATAGCCTTACTAGGAAGATAACGCTCACCAGTCTCACTAGACTTCTTGCCAGACTTGGTGCGCCACTTCTGCTTACCCCAGTTAAGTAATGACTTCTGGGGAGCCTTCATCGGTATCCACCGCCAGCTGCCTTGTATCTCTTGGCAAGCAACTGGGCTTTTCTCGCCGACCACTTGCCAGCAGCAGTGCCTTGAACGTTAGCAGCCTTTATTCTGTTAAACAAAGACTTCCGCATCTTGGGCTTGGTGTAGTTACCAGCTGCATTAACCGCCATCTTGTTCCTCGCTTATGTTCTTTTGACTTCGGAACCTTTCAGCCGAAGTCTTCTCCATCTTCTTAACTTTCTTCAGAAGGTTCTCGCGCTTCATGCTAGTAACCATCTGTCCATCAGAAGTGCCAAGAAACTCCTTAACCTTGCGGCGCAACTTAGTCACCATAGAGTAATCTTCGGGCGTACTTTCTAATTGCTTAGATAGCAACGAATAACGAGCATTCATTCTATCGCGGGGCGATTGTCCTTTAGGCATTATTTCTTCTTTCCACTTGGCTTCTGCTTGGGAGGGCGTCCAACCTTAGATCCGTAAGTTCCTTTTCCCTGTGGCATCAATAACCTCCTAATAAACTTCTGCGCTTCATGCCCTTCCGACGATACGGAACATCCGCTAACTCCTGCTCAGGGCGATCAATAGGCTTCATACTCAAAGAAGGAAGCGGCTGATCTTCAGGCTTCTTCTCTTGATACATCTGTTCGGCACTCTTGCCTCTACTACCAAAACACATCAGCTTTTCTTATGCCTCCTTGCAAAGTTACGAGCCGCCTCAACAGAACCAAAGCCCCACTTCTTTAAGGCCAACGCCTTCCGAGTAGGGCGACCCTTCTCATCTTTCATCGGGCCCTTCATACCAGCAAACCGAGCAGCAAAAGAAACACGCCTTGGATTCGTACCACTCTTTAATTGACGCTTTAAATTAGCGCCCTCAGTCCGCTTGAAATAAGCACGACCCGCAGCAGTCAATCCACCAGTCTTACTCTTGTGCTCTTTTCGCATATCCAACACTCTTCAATGCAGCCTTAGCAACACTCGTATCCGCTCTAGGCGGCTGCGCCTCAGGCTCTCTCTTATACCTACTCATAAAATACCCCTACACTAAAA